GGGCCAAGCTTGATCCGGTGGGGGGACCAGAGCCGAAGGGGAACTGACCAACCCCTCACGGCGCTGCCGCAGCCTACTGAGGCTCTGCTGATAGGGGGGGCAGCGGCAGCGGCAGCCCCCCGCTCCAGGGGAAGACTTTCCCCGGCGGACAACGACAACTGCAACCCTCAGCATCCTAGGCAAAAGGACGATTAACAAAGTGGCCACATAAGCCCACAGGCTATCAGCCTAATCCACTATGATTAGAGCAACAAGGGAGGGAAACCACCCTTGCAACGATCAACTTTCCGACATCGAACCTTGACCAACTCCAACAGACCGCAATTCGACGGCCTCGCTTTCAAGAAGGACGCCACCACCGGCTACGAATTCATCATCGCCCGCAACCCCAACAAGCCTGGCGCTAAGGCAGAGGCTGGCACATCTGCCAACACCTTCTTTAACCGCTTCTTCGGCCTCAACGCTGGCCCCAAGAAACTCACTGCTGGAGGGCTTGAACAAATCGGCACCAGAATCGACCAGAAGCCTGACCCTGACAGGCTTAAGGGGCTTGAACAAATGAAGCCCTCCATGCCTTGGCCCTTCAATACTGAAGCCATCCTCAGCATCTCCACCATCAACTTCATTGAGGAGACCATCAGCCTACCCACGGTGGACCGCGAAGGGACTGACTGCATCTTCTGCAGTGCCGCCTGGCAGGGCAAGGCGCTTCAGCTCCTGACCGATGCCAGGAACATGGGCTTGCTCTCTGACAAGCTTGAGGAGACCTTCCGGAAGCTGATCTCCCCCTTCACCGGCTTCGGCATCGCCATGTGCATTCAGGCCGAGGTGATCCAACAGACCGGCTGGGAACAGATTGCTGGCAACAGCGGCGCGGGCTATGGCATCAAAGGCCAAGCCGCAGCGGAGGGCCGCCTCCTTGTGGCCAACCAGGCCATCTTTGACGCGGCAGCGGAAGCTGCCTACACCGAAGGCACTGACCCTGAGCTGCTGGCCTGCCGCTATGGCCAGCTATGCCGGACGCTCTATGGCCAAGAGCCACGCCAGATCACCCTTGAGAACTGGGCCACCAGGAAGCTGGAGGCCATCAAGCAGCCCAACCTCTTCGACACGAAGACGATGCAGATCGGCTCAGCCGACTGCTGACCCATTGCTACCGCCAAAGGGGGTAGCTAACTATTGCCCCTTTCTTGACCAAAACCCTTGCTATCACTGCCTTTAGGCCTAGCTAACTATCATGCATCACCAACTGAGCCTCATGACGCCACGACCGATCAAACGCCACACCAAAGCCCGCCTTCCCCGATGGGAGGGTGGCAACCCAAGGGACAGCGCACCTGGGGCGGGCAGCGCTGAATGGACGAAGGCAGACATGGAGCGCAACCTACGGGCACCCACATGGAGGGAACACTTCAGGACCCATGAGGACACCTGACAAACCGACCCTTCTGCCCCACAGGCTTGCAACCTAATCTGCTATGATTAGAGCATGAGGGGAGAAGACCATTCCCCTCCCAAACCAACCGACCAAACACCATGACAACGACAACCGCACCCGCAACGCTGCACACCATGGCCTACGACGACCGCCGCGGCATTGCCCGCATCTACCTGACAGACCTGAACCCTGATCAGCGCCGGGCGCTCTGGATGTGCCTCATCACAGACCTTAAGCATCCGGCGCTTACCGGCGGCCTCATCTCATTGCAATTCGACAAAGGCCCCAACATCGAACATCACATCTCCAGGGGGGAAACTCTCTCTGGCACCGCCTACACCCTGATCCAATGAGAACCCTTGACCTGCCAGCCCTCTATGGCAAGAAACTGCGCCTCCGGACTGAGGCCGGAGACCTCGCAATTCAGCCCCTCAACCCATTGACACAGGCCAACAGCACTGCGCTGACCGCCACTCTTACCCCGGACCAAGCCCGCCTCCTGGCGGACACCATCTACAAAATCTTCCCGCAATGACTGAACCCATCCGCATTGAGACCGCCTTCCCTGGCGACTTCCTGACCATTGACCCACCTAACTCCGAGGGCCTTAGCGCCCTCATGATCGGGGACGACGATGGCCGCAAGCTGACCTTCCTGGATGCTGGCCAAGCCCGAGAACTCGCAACTGCCCTCCAGAACTTCTTCCCGCAATGACCCAACCCACCAGCATCTGCCCCCCTCCGGAGGGGCACCTCCTGACCATTGACCCACCTGACTTTGCACGCGAGATTCGCCTGACCATTGCTCATGATCAAGGCCAAGAACTGACCTACCTGGCCAAAGATCATGCGCATCAACTCATCCGCACCCTTCAGAATCCCGCAATGACTGAACCCATCCACATGGAGACCGCCTACACAGGCGATCTCCTGACCATTGACCCGCCTGACCATGACAATGAAATCTGCCTGACTATCACCAATGACCTGGGCCGCAAGACGACTATCTACCTGGCCCCTGCTCATGCCCACATCCTGATCAGCACCCTTCAATCCTTCCTCCCTCCCCGCAATGAGACCCATCTTCACTGCCATCCTGATCGCCGCCACATTGACCTTCGGCATGAGCTACGCTCTGAGCCTTCAGACCGGCCTGGAGACCTGGGCCAACAGAACCCTGACGACTGACCTCAGCGACTATGAATGACCTCAGATTCCCTGACAACAGGCAGGAGGCCGCCAGGCGCCTCCGCCTGAAGCTTCACCAGGCTGACCGCCAACTCCACCGATGGCGGCAAGACGAAGAAGACGCCTGGCAAGACTATGAGCGACAGAATGCGGAAGCACACGAGGGCTTCTGACCACCAGGGGCCTAACCAGCCCCTTTCTTGCGGCTTAAGGGCACTGGCACTGAGCAATGGCACCCATGGGGGGAGAAAGAAACAGGGGGGCGTGTGGGCGGCTGAGGCTGGGGGCTCCGGGGGGAAGACATTCGAGCGCCCGTAGGGCACCGCATTGGATTGGCAAAGACCCAGCAGGAAGGGGCTCCATGCGACATTGATGATTGGGCGAAGCGGGCCATCTATGCACGCATGGGGAGGGAATGCGGCGAACGGGAACCAGAATCTGCGTAGGTGACCGAAGGGAATCGGAGCAGAATCTGGTGTAGCCAGCATCTATGCATTGGGCTGTGGACTGGAGAGGCGACTGAGCGACCCAGGCAAGCAAGCGCCCGAAGGGCTGCCTGCACGAATGGGAGCGAAGCTGAAGCTGATGGCCAGCAACCGACCCAGGAAACAAGCGGCCCAACAATGGGAAGCTCAACGGACGGCATCAGCAGCGCTTCACCCGGAGGATCGAACAAGCCTGGGGCCATCGGCCAACGGAGGGGAGGGAGCGCAAGCAGGGGCTTTGGGGGAAAGGGAGCGATCAGCGACGGCTGCCCAGGCTAATGAGCGCAGCGAATGGGGCGTGAACTGGGATCAGAGCGGCTGTTGACGCCATGCCTTTTCTGGCGGCAACTGGGAAAGACAGTGACGCATTGCAAACTGGCTGCCATTCCCCACGGGGCATTGCTACGTGATATCATCAAGGAGCACAGAGGGGAGACCCAATGCTTGAACAGATTGAACGGTGGCTTGAGCAGCGCCAGCCTGATGACTTTGGCGACTTTGCCCCAGCGGACTGGCTGCTTCAGGCGATTGAGGAGGGGGCACCGCTGAGCACGATTGAATTCGGACCTTGTGACGTGGCGGAGGCCTGGGCATTCACCCAGCGCTATGGCCGTGGCTGAGCGCTTCAATGAGCCGACCACGCGCCTTTGCGTGACGGTGCCGAACTCGATGCTTGAGCGGATCAAGGACTCTGCGGGGCCAAAGGAATCCCTTGCGGCGGTTTTGCGCAATTCCTTTGCTTATCTCGACCAACTATCACGGACCTTTCCATGACTAAACAGAAGGAAGCTGCATTGCAGCGCCAAGTACTAACTGACCTGGCAGAGATTGAGGGTGTAATGATCTTCAGGAATCTGACTGGCAAGTTTCGCACCTTGGGGGGCAATGCTTTGGTGACGGCCGGCATTGTGGGCAGCCCTGACCTGATGGGATGGACCATGAGGGGGGTGAAGCCTGAGGACGTGGGCAAGCTGGTGCCGGTGTTCACCGGCATTGAGCTGAAGACGCCTACGGGGCGCTTGGCAGCCCACCAGCGGGACTTCCTGAACGACATGGAGCTTCATGGCTGCATCCAGGGCGTGGCACGCACCAGGGAGGAAGCAACCCACATGGTGCTCAATGCGCCGTGGGGTGTGCAATGAGTAGGCCCGGACCCATTGAGAAGCGAGAGCTTTGGGGAGTGCATCAGGCCAACGCGGCTGCTTATGAGCTGATGTGGGAGCTAAATGCTGCCCACATCACTGATGTGATGACAGCTTTCATCGGGATGTGCGATGAGGACGAGCATCATTGTCCGAATCGGCATCCTGGTTTTCAGGCGGCCAAGGCTGCCATGTATCAGAGGTTTTCCAAGTGACCGATTACGCTAAGGACTTTCCATTTCAGCAGAACCCTGCGGCATCTGCATCGCGCCTTACGGCGCAGGTGGAGAAGAGTATGGAGCTCAAGGGGAAGAAGGCTTCCACTGAGGACAAGAGCTTTTGGGAGGACAACCTGATGGAGGCGGGGACCAAGCGGGCACGAGAACATCGTGTGTGGCTTTGGGACGGCATGATCCCTGCGGGGGAAGTGACGCTGGTGACGGGACCAGGCGGCTGCGGCAAGACCAGCTTGATGATGAAGCTGGCTGGTGCGATCTGGCATCGCCGTGGCGATCTGGATGGTGTGACCATTGACCCTGAGGCTGCGCCTGTGACCCTGGTGACTGTTGGGGAACAGAGTGCTTCCCAGCTTCAGGAGCTTGCGATCACTGCTGGGGCTGGTGAGGAAGAGGAGGATGGCTTTGTGGCGTTCTATCACCAGGTGATGGACCCTGCGTTGGGCAGGGATATGTTTTGGGACGCCATGAAGCGAGCACGCCAGAAGTGGCCTAATAGCCTGTTCCTGGTGGATTCGGCATCAAGCTGCCTCAGAGTGGAGACGGACTCTGCGGACTCCGTACGGGCGGCCTACGGGCAACTCAGGGAGGTTGGCGGCACATGGGCGGTGTTGCACCACAACAACAAGGACAAGGACCGCAAGGCTGGCAGTGTGGACAAGGTGCGTGGCAGCACCGCCTGGGTGGATGGGTGTGACCGGCTGATTGTGGCCACGCCTGAAATGAAGGCAGTGAAGCTTTGTGCATCACGACGGGGTGATCCGAAGGAAGTGACTGTGGCATTGCCATGGCAGATAACACCGCCGGAGGAACCGAAGGAATCTCCAGAGGAGAAACGAGCCAAGCGCAAATCGGATGCGCATGAATGGATGGATGAGAACAAAGACTTCTGCGTTGAAGCGACGGGTGAAGCCGCGTGGAAACGCTATGAAGCAGACGGTGGAACTACCAGCCGTGCCACCTTCTTCCGGTGTCGCAAGAACTGGTGCGTTGGCTAGTCTCATCTCACTCCCCCCCGTAGGGGGGGGTGAGTATGAGACTATCTGGCCGTATCCACCAAAAGGGCATGAGAAGCCTGATGAACACTGGGCTTAAGGGAATCTCATGGAGCAAGCACAGGGAGAAAGCTTTCGACCGGTAACTGGGACAGAAAAATGGGCTTCTAGAACTGGACACAGCAAGCACAGGGAGCAGGCTTGCGACCGGCAAACGAAGACCATCGACACTTGCCCCAAGACAGGGGAGCTTGGTTCGGTGCGTACGCTCTGCAAAGCTCCTTGCTTTTGGCAGCGTCGCTTTGCTGAGCGTACACCACCCTGTCAAGCCTTTGGATACTTGGGGTGGGGTGTACCACTAAAGTTGATTCACACTGGATGGGATGGGGGAGAATGCAGTGCTATGACTGGGATCAGAGCCAGTAGGGATGGGGGGAATGAAGGATTGGGGACTGGGATTCACACTGGATGGGATGGGAGGGAATGAAGGCATGAGCACTGGGAATGAGCTGGATGGGCTGGGAAAGGGGCGTAGACCAGCGATAGGGGTGTGATTGGTGGAATGACCCATGACTGGGAACAGGATGGCGTGACGGGGCATATAGGGGGCATTGAGAGCGACCCAGGAAAGCAAGCGGCCCATCNTCAANAGGCCTCAGCTGTGGGCATGAGCAACACATGACCTGGAGGATCATGAACAACGGGCCATCCCACAGAATGGGAGCGATCATCAAGCCTGGTGGTGGACGATGGCCAAACAGGCAAGCGCCGCATCCCACATAGGGCTGATCCTTTGGCATTGACCACAACATGACCCGGAGGATCACATCACTGGCGGCATCGGGAACAATGAGCCATCGGCTAAAGTCGGAACCCATGGTCATCAGAATCTTGTGGCCTGTTTTAGAACATGCATGGCTTATATGTCCTTTCTTATATGATCAGAAAATTATGAGTCGGAAATTATTGGACTTGAAAACTGAATTGGGAATTGGAGAAACTTGATTGNAGACGGAGATGGGGATGGAATGAACCCGCCTATGCTTAGAAACATGGCGCGTAAAACAAACCCCCATTCGCGTGTTCCTGTCCGTCAGTCTAAAGCCCGCGCCCCCCTCAACCCTTTCGGGTCCTTTTCAATCCTCCATAGTTGCTAGTATCCGCTGCACGGATTGCAACCTCTCTGCACAAGCTGACCGAGATTCAGTACCCAACCATCCACCTTGACAACCCAACCAACCACATTGACACGACTGATGGGACCGATCTTTCTGCTTTGGTGCCATGCCTATTGGATTGGAACTCACCATCCCACAATTCAAGAGCGAGCGGCCGGCTGTAATCAGCCTTTCTGCCAACGACCGGAGGATAGCGGCTGTTTCCAGCCATCCATCTTGACAACCCATCCACCTCTGGCTGTTTGTTAAGCTTTGGGCATTGGGAAGGACTGATGGCCACGTTTGATGGGCTATGCAAGACGGAGTGGGAGGTGCGGCTGCTTGCGGCCAGGGCGAAGAAGGAGGAAGAGGCTTTGAAGCTGCTGATGCTGGATCGCGCTGCACGGGCTGGGGAATTGGCTGACAGGGCCAGCACGCTATCTGAGGTGGCGCGGTGGGCAACAGGGCTGAAGAACGACCTGACGGGCCTTGTGAGGGCCATGGCGGTGAGCTTGGAAGGGAAGGGTGCTGAGGAGATTGAGCAGATATTGCGTGTGGAGCTTGAATCTGTGATTGGGGCGGCTTTGGCTGACGTGACGGATGCTTGAGCGGAGAGGGGAAGCGCTGGGTGTTTTGGCATCGGTGTTGCGACCGAGGCAGAAGCTGGGTGTGCGGGAATGGAGTGACCGGCACCGGATATTGACGAACGTGAGTTCTTCGGAGCCTGGGCAGTGGAAGACCAGCAGGACGCCGTACTTGGCAGAGATTATGGATGTGTTGACGCCAGGGAGTGGATATCGGAGGTGTGTGTTGGAGAAGGGGGCACAGGTGGGTGGGACTGAGGTTGCGAACAACCGGGTGGGATATGGGATTGATGAGGATCCAGGGCCGATCTTGATGGTGAGCCCGAGCGAGAGCATGGCCAGGCGGAACAGCAAGACTCGGATCGGCCCGATGATTGACGGTGTTCCGAGATTGAAGGAACTGCTGGCGATGGGCACCAGCAACACTGTGTTGGAGAAATACTTCCTTCAGGCGGTATTGGTGTTGGTGGGCAGCAATGCGCCATCCCAGCTTCGATCCATGCCTTGCAAGTTGGTGATACTTGATGAGGAAGANGCNTATGTGCTTGATGTGGGTGGCGAGGGGGACGTGAAAGAATTGGCAGAGGCGCGGCTGAGGACTTTNCCTGATGGTCTGTTGTTTGAGATCAGCACGCCGACGCTCATGCGGACATCCAGGATTCACCTGGCTTATGAGGATTCGGATCAGCGGAAATACGTATTGCCTTGTCCGCATTGTGGGCACCGGCAGGCATTGGAGTGGAAGGGAGTGGAATGGCCGGACGGGAAGCCTGAGCTTGCGGCTTATCGATGTGCGGGATGTGCGGAGCTGATTGAGGAACGGCAGAAGGCTTGGATGTTGCCGCGTGGTGAGTGGGTGAAAGGGAATCCAGGGCACCACGTGGCAGGATTTCATCTCAGCAGCCTGTACTCGCCGCTGGGATGGTATTCATGGGTGGATGCTGCCAGGATGTTTCTGAAGACGGAGGAAAGTGAATTGGTGAAGAAGGTTTTTCTGAACACGGTGCTGGGCCTCCCGTACGAGCCAGATAGTGACGCACCGGATTGGAAGGAATTGAAGCAGCGCCCCAGTGATTATCTGGCTGGGCAGGTGCCTGATGACGTGGCGGTGTTGACGGCTGGGGTGGATGTGCAGGGGGATCGTTTGGAATTGGAGATTGTGGGCTGGGGAGAGGGGATGCAGAGCTGGAGCATTGCGATGCTGACGCTTGAGGGCAGCACTGCTGAACCTGAGGTGTGGGCACGGCTTGACGTGGCATTGAGGAATCGGTACGTGAAGGCGAACGGCGCGGTGATCGGGATCAAGAAGGTGGCAATTGATTCCGGGTGGAATACCCAGCAGGTTTATCGCTACGTGATGCAGCGGCCTGGNCANNTGATTGCGATCAAGGGATATTCGGATCAGCCGAACATTTTAGGCACGCCAAGCGACATGGAGGTGACAACGACGGGCGGGAAGATGGCATCAGGTGCAAAGCTNTGGCCTGTGGGTGTGGATGTGGTGAAAATGGAGCTTTACGGGTGGCTGAAGACTTCGGAGGAGAATCCAGGCTTTTGCCGGTGGCCAATGGACTATCCGGATGAGTATTTCAAGCAATTGGTGGCAGAGCATTTGGTGTTGACGAAGAATGCGAAGGGATATGAGCAATGGGTATGGGAGAAGACCAGGAAGCGGAATGAGGCATTGGATTGCCGGGTTTATGCGCGGGTGGCGGCGGTGGCTATGGGATTGGACCGATGGAATGGCGATCAATGGGATAGGGCGCGGCTTGATGGGGATCATCATGTTNCTCAGCAGCGGGCTAGGGTGGGTGGAATTGCTGGGATTTGATGGCTTTCACGCAAGAAGACCTGGACAACCTGGAAGCTGCCATTGCCACTGGGGCGCGGGATGTGAGTGTGGAGGGGAAGCGTGTGACGTACAACACGACGGCCTCAATGCTTCAGGTGCGTGACGTGATTCGTGATAGCTTGAAGCAGACAATCAAGGCCAAGACGCCTTTGAGGTTTTCCAGTGGCATTTGACTTTTTTTCTTTCCATCGGAACGAAGCACCTGGCGCGACGACATCCAGGCGCGGCAACGACTTTCCTGAGGCGAAGGGTGATGCGAATGCGTTATTGCGGGCTGATCTGGCGGCTTTAAGGGACCGAAGCCGGGCATTGGCCACGAGCAACGCTTATGGGACGAAGGCTTTGGAATTGCTGACCAACCACCTGGTGGGCAGGGGCATCATGGGCGTACCCATGCTGAACGGCATCCCTGACGAAGCTGCTGGCGCTTTATGGGAGGATTGGGCCAATGACCCATCGGAGTGTGATTACAACGGTCAGCTTCCGTTTGGCGGCCTTCAGCGGCTGATTACGCGTTGCATGGTGGAAGCGGGTGAATGTTTGATTTTGCGGGTGAATGCGCCGGGGAATCGGACAGTGCCTTTGCGGCTGCACGTGGTGGAGCCTGACTTCATTGATTCGAATCGGCGTGTGGCTGATCAGACTTCAGAGACTGTGGACCGGGTGGGTGTGCGGGTGAGCAGGGGGAGACCGACTGGCTATTGGCTTTATAGGCGACATCCGGGGGACATTTTGGGCACCACAGCGCAGAGTACTTTGCATTCAGCGGACAATGTGATTCATGCCTACAGGAAGGACCGCGCGGGGCAGGTGAGAGGTTTTCCATGGTGTACGCCAATTTTGCTGAACTTGAAAGATTTTCACGATATGCTGGATTCGGAGCAGTTGCGTCAGAAGATGGCAACGGCTTACGTGGCATTCATCACGGACATCAATGGGGACCGTGCTGACAAGGTGGAAGACATTGGGGAGATTGAGGCTGGATCAGTGGAAGTATTGCCACCGGGGAGGGATGTGAAGTTGAGCAGCCCGCCACAGGCACCGAACTTTGAGAGTTTCACGACGGTGATGTTGAGGCAGATTGCGGCTGGCTACTCGGTGAGTTATGAGGGCCTGACGGGGGATTACAGCCGCGTGAATTTCAGCAGTGCGAGGATGGCGGCCAACGACTTTGAGTTGACGATTCAGGGATGGCGTGCTTCAGCGATTTACCCATGGCTGAATCGGATTTGGGGATGGTGGGCTTCAGCGGCTTCGCAGGATGCGACTGTGACATGGACGCCGCCACATCGGCGGCTGGTGGACCCACAGAAGGAAGTGGATGCATTGGTGAAGCAGATTCGTGCTGGCTTGATGAGCTGGCCTGATGCGGTGCGTAGCTTTGGTGGAAACCCGACAGCGTTATTGCAGGAAGTGGCGAATGTGAATGCACAGTTTGATGAGCTGGGCTTGATCTTTGACAGTGACGGGCGTTTCAGCCCACAGACGGGCGTTAGGGTGGATCCTGAACCACCTGAGCTGGAGGAAGGGAATGAAATTGATGCGAATCAGCCATGAGGCTTCAGTGATTCGGAGTTGGTGGCCGGGGGATTATCGGGTGATTCAGAGTGGCGGGAATCTTGACCGGCTGAATTCGGGCTTTGCGCCACTGCTGGACACGCAT